TATTATTCCAGAGTTGACAAAAGGTCCAGCAGATACTGCATACCAAATTCTTCAGAATATTGGCGAAGATGAATTCATCATAAAAGACTGTGATAGTTATTTTACACACACACTTACTGAAGGCAATTACATTTGTGTTTCAGATATTGCTGATTATCCGAATCTCAATAGACCTGAAGCCAAAAGTTATATCATTACTGATGCAGATGGAAATGTAAATAATATTGTAGAGAAGAAAGTTGTATCAAATAAGTTTTGTCTTGGTGGTTACAAGTTTCAATCAGTCAAAGAATATAAAGAGGTTTTTGAATCCATTTCACAAGAAAGAGAAGTATTTGTGTCTGATGTGATTGCCGTGATGTTACAATCTGGACACACATTTAAAGAAAAACTATCTCTTAACTATGTTGATGTTGGTACTTCACAAGAATGGTTTAACTATAACAATTTAAAAATATGAAATTTATTGCACATAGAGGTTTAACACAAGGTCCAAATTTTAACCTAGAAAACAAACCCGAACAAATAGAAAAGTCTTTGGCAGAAGGATATGATTGTGAAGTTGACTTATGGTTGGTTGATTCCGTTTTCTATCTTGGCCACAATAAACCTGAATATGCAATTAATGAAAGATGGTTACAAAAAACTGGTCTATGGATTCATGCCAAAAACCTTGAGGCTTTAAAGTGGTTAACCACAAGAATTTATATGCAATATTTTTGGCACCAAGAAGATGATTTCACATTAACTAGCCATAACTATATCTGGACATATCCAGGAAAAGAAACTACAGAACGTAGTATCATAGTTATGCCGGAAAGATTTGACAAAGACTTGGAAAAAGAGTATAATGGTGTCTATGGAATTTGTAGTGACTATGTGGAAAAATTAAGAAACAAATATGATACCAAATAAAAACCTATTTTTTGTAACTTCAGCAATCAAATCACTGAATACTAGGTTTTGGAATCACCAACAAAGATTTGAACAAACTATTATAACTTTGGATTCCATCAGAAGTAAAGTTCCGGAAGCCATCATTATTTTGGCTGATGCATCCGTGATTACTTTCACAACAGAAGAATTAGAATTACTTTATTCTAAATGTAACTATTTCATGGATATGAATAAAGTACCACAAGTAAATGAATATTCTTCTAAAGGTATGCAATCTTGGGCTGAGAGTGCTTTGTTATTCAACGCATTCATCTTACTAAAACAACAACCAATTCTAAAAGATGTAAAAAGAATCTTTAAGATATCTGGTCGTTCTGTCTTGGAAGATGGTTTTAATATTAATGAGTATGATGACATGTTTGGTAAATACGTGTTCAAAAAACGTATTCCAACATGGATGTCGCAAGTAACACATGGTGCAACAGACCTTCTAATCACCAGAATGTTTTCTTTTTGCCCATCATTAATTGATAATTACTTAGAAGTAACACAGAAAAACTTGCCACTATTTACATTCATGGATTTCGAACATGCTCATTTTGTCAACATTCCAAAAGAATATTTGGTAGAATTTGATACAATTCATTGTACTGGTTGGTTAGCTGGTAACGGTCAAGTCGAAAAATATTGACTATGTATCGAACCCAAACTCTCCACGTTTGGGTATACAAACTAAAAAGTTATATAAATAACTTCATGGCAATCATAGTGTATTGCAAGTCTAAAGGTAAACATGAGAAGTTTCAAATCCCTCCTCAAAGAGGAAGCTGACGAGTCCAAGCTAAAACACATCACGCATGTGGAAGACCATGCCATCCATGATGGTGCGGAAGGCTTTAATCACGCAGTTGGAGTGTTGAATCAAGTGAGAAAACATATCAAAGCAGGTAAGAATGATCCTACTTTGACAATGAAACATGATGGTTCACCAAGTATTGTTTATGGTCATCATCCAGAGACAGGTAAGTTCTTTGTGGCATCCAAATCTGCATTTAATGTAAATCCAAAAGTTAATTACTCGGATAAAGACATTGAAATGAACCATGGCCATGCACCAGGTCTTGTGGCCAAACTAAAAGACGCATTGCATCATTTACCAAAAGTTGCACCAAAAACTGGTGTTTATCAAGGTGATATGATGTTCGGCCATGGTGATAAGACTGAACATGATGGTAGAGTTCATTTCAAACCAAATACAATTAACTATTCTGCACCTAAAGACTCAGAAGAAGGTAAGAAAATTCGTAAAGCCAAGATTGGTGTATACACACATACACAATACCATGGAAAAACTTTAGCGGATATGAAGGCTGACTTTCATCCAGATTTGTCTGGATTTAAAAACCATGCAGATGTGTACCACAGAGAACCTGGTCACGACACATCTAAAGTTATGATGTCAAAACATGATGATGACCAATTTCATCACCATTTGGCATCAGCACAAGCATTACATGACCTACATGGTAAACAAATGTATACAGCAACAGAACCACACCGTAATGCTGGTGGTCCTATAGAGACACATATTAACCAGACTATCAGAACTGGTGAGAAACCAAGCGTTGCTGGACTCAAAAAATCTATTGAAACAAAATATGACAAAGACATTGCAAAGGTCAAAACACCTGCGGCAATTGCTAGAAAAGAAGCAGAAAAGAAAGCTCACATTGAACACATAGATAATAATACTCAACATTATGAAAATTTCTTCAAAATGCACAACCATTTACAGAAAGCCAAAGATTCTTTGGTTCATGTATTGGCTAGACATACAGGTGGTTTAGAACATACAGTTGGTGATGCATCAGTTAAACCAGAAGGTTTTGTTGCAACACACAAAGGTAGAGTATCTAAACTAAACGATAGACAAGAATTCAATAGACTTAACTTTTTGGCAAGACCACGATGAAATCATTTAGACAATTAGTAGAAGAAAAGACCAAGTCGATTGTCATGGCAATTGGCCGCATGAACCCACCTACTAAGGGTCATGAGGAAAATGTCAAAGGCATTCAAGCTTTGGCCAAGAAAAATAATGCTGACCACATTATTGTGGCTTCGCACGCTCATGATGCCAAAAAGAATCCGTTAGATATCAAAACAAAAATGAAGCACATCAAACGTGCTTTTCCAGATGCAAATATTGTTCCAGCATCAAAAGAAGCACCTGGTCTATTACATCATGCGGCAGAAATGCACAAAAAAGGTTACAATCATGCTATCGTTGCTTCTGGTGAAGACGCCTCAGCAAATTATCACTTGTTGAAAAAGTATAATGGTGTAGAAGGCCGCCATGGTTACTTTAAGTTTGACCACATTGAACAACAATCAACAGGTGAACGTAAACAAGGTATTTCTGGTACCGATATGCGTAACCACGTTAAAAATGGTAACTTTAAAGAATTCAAAAAGAATCTACCATCAAACATACAAAAACATCCGGAACATGCAACAGAATTGTTCCACGATGTAACTAAAGGTATGGGCCTACATGAATCTACCAATCGTGGACAAGGTAAAGCCATCTTTGTTACTGGTGGTCCTGGTTCTGGTAAAGACGTTGTTATTCGTGAGTGTATCGCAGAACAAAACATTGTGGAGTTGAACTTCCAACAAGTTATGGATATCATGAACGACAAGCACAAGTTGGCTATGCGTTCTATGAATCCTAAGATGGAAGCAATTCGTCAACGTGGTCCACTTATTATTAATGGACCTGCCGATGATTATGAAAAGATTTCCCAAATCAAAGAAGAATTGGAAGAATTGGGTTATAACACCATGATGGTTTTTGTTGATACAACCGACAAAGTAAGCCAAGAAAGAAACACATTATTGTCCAGAATGATGGTTGAATCAACTCGTCACGCTCGTTGGACAGAAGCACAAAAGAATATTGCACATTTTTCGGAATTATTTGAAAGTTTCTCTCGTTTTGATAACACTGGAAATCTAGAAGATAAAGTTAGTGATATCTCTGAACTATTCACAGAAACAACAAAGTTTTTGGACAATGGTTCTATTCATTATACAAGTTCCAATAGATTTTTACAAATTTATGAAGGTGCAAAATCTATTCAGAAATCAAATCTAAAAGACAGAGGTTTGAATGTACTGAAGGACAACAATAGTCCTGTTATGCAATTTGCTGCAAAATTAGGTCGTAGAGATGATGTTAGAGATGGTGATATCAAACAAAATAGTGATTACATGCCTAAAATTGGCGGAGGTAATACATATACAGAAGATGCACAAAAAATGATTAAAATGCCAGAACCTAAAGTGGCAAATTTCAACAAAGATGCTGATAGTGTCAGAAGAAAAAAATTGGGTGACCGTTCTTTAAATTCTGCAAAATTAGGCAGTGTCGATGGTATTGGCCAAACAATGAATTCAAGAGCAGCAGGAACAAGTGCTTCTGCTGGCGCAGGTTTAGGAGATTCTACATACCGTGAAGAAACAGAATACAGTAATGATGATGTTGCAGATTATGCGGGTAAACCAAGAGGTGTTAACCCCAACCCGTTAGCTGAAAAAAATAAGAAATTAAAAAAGTTTAAGGAATCAATCTTTGATTTTGGTCAAGGAGATTCTGGTGTAGGTGGCACTCTTGGTGGTGCTAGTAATAAGGAAGACTTCGTTAAGCCATCTGAAAAATTTGGCCAATCGGGTATAACAATCAAAAAGAAGAAAACAGGAGTAAAATAAATGTTTACCAAATCTCTAGTGTCACAAGCCTTGATTGACGTAACAAAATCAATCTTGGAAGCAGACGAAAAGAAGAAAAAGATGCTTTTAGAACCAGAACTAGATGAGACTGGTTTTCATATGGCTGCTCATGCTGCTAAGAAAGCAGGACAATCTCACTTTGAATTCCAAGGTAAGAAATATCCTGTTACAGCAAAACCACACGCAGAAGGCATGGTTCCTCCAGAAAAAATTGGCGGCCAGATTTACAAAAAAAGAGATGACAAAGCCGCAGCGTCTGGACATTCAGCTGACGTTAGAGAAGAAGATGAAATGAAAAAATCATCTAATCCTTTTGATGTTTTAAAAGGCAAATACATGAGTCAAATGCCTAAGAAAAAAGGCGAATTGACTGGCCATGAACACAAAAAGACTTCTACTGGTGATGTATACACCAAGAAAGCAATGAAAGAAGAAGACCATCCTGACGAGAAAGAAGATAAAGCACTTGTCAAGAAAATGGTCAAACCTTCTGCTTTGAAGAAAGAAGAAGAAAAAGAAACTCATTTGTCTAAACATTCAATGGGTGAAGAAACTGGAAAGTATGTAACTAAACCAGAAGCAAAGAAAATTGCTGATAAAGAAGTTCACAAACACGAAAAATCAATGCACAAAGGTCATAAAGAAACTGACCTTGATGAAGAACGTCACATGACTCCTTCTGAAAAAGAAAAACGTGAAAAGATTGTTATGTCTATGAAAAAAGGCATGGCTGGTTTCAAAGACCGTTATGGTGACCGTGCAAAGAATGTAATGTATGCTACTGCTACTAAGCAAGCCATGAAAGAAGAGTTTGCTAACTTACAAGAAGAGTTAGAATATAAGAGAGAACATGGAATGCATCACCATCCTGATACGATTCAGGTATTACATGCATATCACAAGGGTAAAAAGATTGGTGAAATCCATGAGTACCATGATATTAGTTCTTCTGGCAGACATACTGGAAAAACAAAATGGGCTTACATTCACCACCCAACAATGAAAGAAATGATTGGTCACAAAACCTGTGAAGAAGCAGAAAAACATCTATGTGACTGCCATGAAGGACATTGCATGGAAATGGAAGAAATGGGTATGCAC